CACCGCTTTATCCCCTGTCCCTTAACTTCTCTTACTGATATTAATAAAAAATAGAAACCATAAGATAACAGCAAATTTAATCTGATTACAATACGTGGATCAGTACTTTGTTTGTTAATTTTAGAAGTCGGAAGATTGAATCAAGTTAATACTTTATATCATAAAAAACTTGAATTATAAAGTTGAGGAATTATAATGGCGGAAAGAGCAAATCAAATCTTAGCAGAAGCTGTGGTAAAAGCATCAAAAATTACCATCAAAGATGAAACAATAGGGAGCTTGATCTGGGACAGTAAAACCTTTGAAACAAAATTTAAACTGAAGGATGAAGATAAGAAAACAATATTATCATCTGATAGTGAAGAGGCATGTTACATGTATATGGCACATTGTCTTTGGGGAGAAAATAAGAATGTTAGTTTGTTTGAAAAATTGATGTTTCCCTGTATTTTAAATATGAGCTGTTTTGGAGAAGGGAAAACAGATATAAAACAAGAAGTTGTAATGATGAATCAGCTAGTTAATGATGGATTGTCAGATCAAGCAAGTTCAACAGCATCAAAACCATCAGAGTTTATCTCATTGTTTGAAGAATTTGGAAAGAATAAAGCAATCATATCAGATGCAATTGGTTTTGCATGCTTGATGTTGATGAGATGTTCTTTTAAATCTCATGACACAGTGAAAAAAGCTCTGAATGATAAATTCTTTAAATTATACAACAGCTTGTTTAAGGATAATCCTTTAACTGTGAGTTTAAACCCAATAAATGAAAGCAATTACAAAATCATTTCCTCTCTGATTGATAAATCAAAGACAGAAATGAAAAAAATTGTGAGCTTTTGTTTAGAAAAATATCTGGAAGGAGATAATAGAATTCAATCCATTCTATTAGGTGGGTTTATGTTGCATTCAAAGGGGATGGGAATGGGACCAGTAATGTTAATGAGAGAAGCCTGTCTTGAATTAAAAATCTCGTTGGATGTGCTTCTGGAACATATGGCTTCAGTTGGAACGGCGGAAAGTTTGTCTGAAATAGTGTCAACTCTAGAGGCATACAATGAAGACAAACTCTGGTGGTGGAGTCGTCTTTTGGATGATAGATATTTCTCTAATATGACTTTTAAAAGACATAGGACAGTGAGCTTAAGATTGGCTGCTATTATACAACCGAAAAATGCAGATATTTTTATGGCCAAAGCTCTTAATGCTCAAAATGAAGATGTTGATGCAGCGAAATTTTATGTAGCTCCAATAATTGACAAATTTGCCAAAGTCAATGTTATGAGAATTGGAAAACATGCAAAAGAGATGGATGCATACAAACATGAAAAAGCAAAGAAGTTGGCTAAAGAATTAGATGCCAAAATTGATAAAGTGTTTGAGGATAGTGAGGAGGAGTAAATAGTGAGATTAAGTCCAAAGTATCTGAATAAAGAAAATTGTTGACAGAATAAATATAAAATAATCCATTTATCATAAAAATATAATATTTGCATTTTGATGACTATATGAGCTTTTATTGTTAATACACATATTTTTGTATGTATATAAATATATATATACATATATCTATCTATTTTTTAATCTGTTTATGTACTTAATGAATTTTATACCAATGTTTGGCTTATTAACCATAATATAAGTTGTGATAAGTATTGTGATAATTATAAAAGGTGGTGGTAGATTTAGAAAAAATAAGATAAAAGCTAATTTAATATGGATACTTACACAAGTTCATATGCTGATATGGATGAGCTGATGGCAGATATGGCATCAGCAGAAGAACAAAAAGATCAAGAGTTCTTCAGCGGAATTAAAGGAATTACAAAAAGAATTGATTTTTCTAAAGGAGTCCTTTCAGAAAGAGACAATGTTTCAAAGTATGAGAGAGAAAAAATTATGAGAAATGATACAACCAATGTAAAGAAATATGACAAGGGGTCTTATGGACACACTCTTAAGCTAATTGGAGTTAATTACAACAAGAAATACCATGAGTTGACAGCTGGTGATATAACTAATTGGAGAGATGAGATCTTTAAGATCTTAAAAGATTCTGATGAGGATATGTACATCATTTTTTCTGAAAATTGGGTAAATTTGGAGGATGGTGACAGGAAAATTATATTGAGAGAGATTTGTACCCCCAAGAAGTTAACATCATCTGACATGATTATTGGTTATATAATGGGACTAACTGAAAAGAGATTAAGAATTGACCAAGGTAACTATCGAGACTTAACATATCGTTTAGAGACAATGGAGAATGGGTTTTCTGCTGAGAGATTGAAGATTAGTGCTCAGTTTCAAACAATTGAAGATTTTGTGATCAAACAAAAAGTCTATATGGACGAGATGGCTAAAATTATATCAGAAGCTCAGAATCCTGTCCATGCCCATGTGACAGAAAAAATTAAGGAGGGAAAAGTGATTCAAATTGGAACTCTAAAGATTCCCTTAAATCAGGATGAAAGCATCAACAACATGAGATTGGCTGAAATCAGAAAGACAATTCCTGATTACTGGACGACATTTTTAATTACAGTGCCTAAGTGGTCACCCAAGAAGATTAAGAAAATCTTGACCGTTTTTGAAGGAGAATTTATTGAAAGACAACTCATAAAGGGAATGACTGTTCCAAAGTCAGAAAAAGAATTTGTTGAAGAGTTGAAAAAGAGATGGGTGGTAGAATCGACAATGTCAAAATAGATTTAGAAAAAACAAGATAACAGCTATTACAAAATGGATTATACATGCGCAGTTCTTGTTTCGGGGGGAATCAAAATTATTGACTGTCCCATGAATGCAACCTCTCATAAGTTAGAAATTTCAAAAGTTCTTTGTGATCTTGTGTTTAGTAAGATGGATAATTATGAAAAAGACAAAACATTGCTTCATTTCTTGTATACAATCATGTATGAAAATGTAAGAACAAAAATGGTTGTTGTATGTAAAAAGGATAAGTATGATCATTATCTTGATTTGGATCTTAAGCATTTTTGTGGATTTCCTTTAAAATGTCATCATAAAGAAGTGGAATCTGATACCCAAATAAATTCTGTAGTTCCCCTTGGGGAGGCATACCAGATTTATAGAGTCTCAGGTAGAATTAACATGAAAATTATGCAAACTAACATTTCTGAGTGGGACCAATTAGTGGAGAAAAAATTCAAACCAGTGACAATGTTATTTGAATATCCGGACAAAATTACCAACAAAAATTTCCCAAGATTTGCGGTACAAGAACAACTTCAATTAGAACCTTCTGCTCCTGAATACACAGTATCAGATGAGGATTTACCTGCAGTTGCATATCATACCAAACAAGCTCCTATGTTTGATCATAAACCTAAAAAGGAGAAAAAAAGTGTATTCAGAAGCTTCAGATCAAAATTTCATTAAACAATCTCATTGATAAATGGAATTTAATATAATAGCACTTAACATCACACAAGTTTTCCAAATCATGAGAAAATCATATCATCACTAGCACCTTGCAGACATACATTTATGAATCTATACATTTATCCGGTGGAGGTGCTTGAAATAATTAGCTTTTTATAGGCAATATTACCCGGTATTTAGGTGGGACATTAGATTTAGAAAAAATAAGATAAAAGTCATATAATTTGTACAATTTGTCATAATTGTGTCAATCAACCATGAATTCTATCATTATCCCTTTATTTATTACTATCTTTCAAAGTGTCATTTGCCAACCACGTTATTTACCAAATTATTATGTAGTCAATAGGACTCCTAATGTTGAACAATTAGATTCATTATTCCCTGCATTAATTGAAGATGATAATCCTATTCGAAAATCATTCCCTGCTCCTCCTGAATGTACTATTATGGATCATACAATAACTCCAGAGAAAGTATTTGTGACTGTCTATGCAAATACAGATTCATTATCAGATAAGTTAGCTTATATTGTTAAAAAAACACAATATAGGTTGAAATGTCATGAGAACTGGTCTGGAGCTGCAGACAAAACAATTGAATCCATTATTGATATCCCTTTTCCAACAGATCTAAATCAATTAACATCAGAAGATAAGAAAATGATTCAAGATCTAAGATCTGGAGCCTTTCAGGAATCAATTCCTGAATGGGAATGTGGATACTGGGGAGATTATATAAAAGAACAATTGATTTATAAGGCCACAAAAATTGTCTTTCATTATGATCCATCAGGAGATGGAATACTTAATCCACAAGGATTAGAGCATTGTAACCAGAGTCTTTGTTTAATGTTAAATAGAGATTTATTTGTGAAACATACTCTAAAACAATGGGATTTTTGTAATCTTTCTCCAATAATCACAGGAGCAGGATTATGGATTAATCAAAATTTGGAAGAAAGTCAGATCATTATGGACTCAACAAAAACAGCATTTGGATTAATAACTCAAAGAACTCACAAATGTGGGAATAAGGAATATGCATTGAGTAAGGGAGGTTATGTTCTTCACATTGAAAAGGTGAAAGACAGTTCTAAACTCAATACTGAGAACACCAATCCAACAAATCCTCCACCAGAAACATCAACAGGAGCACAGTTCCATCATAGAATGAGATACAAATCTGATGATGAAGAAAACATAGAAACTACAACAGAAGAATTGATAGTATTGAGGGATCTCCCAAGAGACAGAAGATCTGTCTCTCGAACATTACATCAAATGATGAAAAGCAAAAAACCGGTTAGAGAGATTTCCTATTGTGAAATTCAGCATACAGTTGCTGCAATCAATAATAGGATGGTAGTTGATCTATCAAGGGACTATTGTGATTTAAGGAGACAAAAAAGAAACATTCCTATTACAGAAATGCATGGATATTTGCATCATCAGAGACAAGTTCTATCATCTTCTGAAGTTCAATGGGGGTTATGGAATCTGGCAAATGGAACATATCATGAATTGCTATTAGCTAGTCAGGCAAATTGCAATCTCAAGAGAGATCAATATTATAATATGATATCTCATTTTTCTGAGTCCGAACAAGAATATGATATGACTCCAATTCTCCATTCCTATTTCCCAGAATTAAATATTTATTCTTGCAAAAAGGATAAAAACTCTCTGTTGATCTGGGGAGGAAAGGATATAGAAGTTCAAATTGTCAATCCTCTCATATGTTGTGAAGATTTTTGTAAAGTATATTATCAAAGTAAGCATTATTGGATTCAATCAATTTCAGGGAGATTATTTCCTTTAGATAAAAAAACCAAATGTGATTGGATGCCTAAATCGCATGTTTTGAAAAACAGAGGAGGTCAATGGATTGATATAGTGATGGGGGTTGTTGTTGTTCCATCAATTCATATGTCTCCCATAACTAGTGTAGATCCCAATAAGTATTTTTTCAATACATCACTTTTAAATTATGACTATGTGCATAATCTAAATGAATCTAGTTTAATAGACTTTGATGAAAAAACAGGAAATCCACAAATTATAATATCAGAGGACAATATATTCAAAGGATGGAGTTTTTCATGGCTAAAATTTGGAGGATTTATGAAATATTTCTATTATCTGTTAATATTAATGGTCATAGGTTTTTTAGTATTTTACAGCATCAGTTATTATGTGAGAAAATCCACATCAAAATCAAGGGTTCATATAGAAGAAATTCCAATCAGAATAATCAACAAAAATTAAGAACCTTAAAGTTTTATATTATTGAAGTATTATGTGTGTTGTTGTGGACTCTAATATATTATACATCTTTAATTTGTCCTATAGGGATAATTAGTTTGAAATTAATGATGATAATGTTTATAGGATTTATATCATATGGTCTTGGATATTAAATAAAAGTAAGATAAGACAAATTAAGTTATAGAAAATTATATTAAATAATCATAATAAGAATAATAAAAATAAAAACAATTAGATTTAGAAAAAATAAGATAACAGCAATATGGAGTATCTTTTCGATGAAAAAGATTCTGGATTCCAATATGAACAATTACCTAAAGCAACTCATCTGGATGCACCCATAAGAGACCATAATATTCAGGTGCTTCTTGGCAGAAAACCTATTGATGATAGATTATCTAAAGGAAGAAAGCAGGGATTTCTTCATAATAGAAAATGGTTAGAGGAGGTTTTAAGATCAGAAGGGTATTCTTCCACATTTAGAGATATAGAAATTGGTTTATCAAGGGTTCAAAAGAGATTATTATCTCTTAATTCAAGAAAAGAAATTCTTCCTTTAATAGAACAGGAGCTAAAAATTGTTAAATCAGCATATCAAAATTTCCAAGAACAAACAAACAGTCTAAATCTAAATTATACATTTGATTTGGCGAAATTTCTCAATGTATTTACAAAAAATCTTCACGCAAAACTTCTCTTCCAAGAAGGTGTACTATTAACAGGCTCTGACACCACAAAAATACAGTCTCCCTTGTGGCAAAAAACTAAAGGAAAGATGTTGGCCTATAAATATAGTTTTGAAAACATTACAATACATATTAATAAATATTACATCATTGTAAAAGAAGATGGAGATTTATATATTGGACCAAGAGAAAGTCTATTGGCAATAGCCGACTTGACTTGTCAGAGGCAATTATTAAGATGTCATTCTTTCTTAGGAGAAGAATCACAAAATCCAGTAATTTTAAAATTGGACGATCTGGAATATATTTTCATCTGGGGTGATTCACTATTAGAAAGTTATGGAAATCAGGGATATGATATGATTAGTATGTTTGAACCTTTATGTTTGGGTGCATTGCAATCATCCATTCATGATCCAAATTGGGATAACAAGAAATTTTTGGACAAGATGATTGAGGATTTCTATGAAGCGTCAGGACAACAAGAGGACTGTTTAGATCTGGTTGCATTCATGATGGCATTAGGGTTAAAAAATCCTAACTTAATCGTCCAAGCACATGGATTATATAGAATTTGGGGACATCCTGTTGTGAACAACATCATGGGATTAAGAAAATTAAGACAATATGCATGTAGAACAAGACCCTTCAATTATCATTACATACTTATGATCAACTGCATTTTCAAAGAAATGTTTTGCTTCTCTTATAAAATGAAACATGGAAACTGGCCAAAATTGGATGTATCAAAATTACCTAAACACAATATAATTCGAGATGCTGTAGAAAATAACAAAATCATTTCAAAAAAGGATAAAAGGTATAATATTTACTTATGGAAAGATGTGAAGGCTGAAAAGACATTTCAAATTTTACCAAAATATAATCTGATTAATCTCTTATCAGACAAGGCTATGAGTCATGGGATATCAGATTTATATAGAGCTTCTAATTCTGGATCTATAGGAAAGGCAGTGGAAAGATCAGTTCTGGTAAAGTGGCTTGAAAATAAAATTGGTGATCCGGTAAAGTTTATAGATCAAATATCTGAGCATGGATTTGGGACAGAAGAAATTGTAGTTGGTGTTTGTCCAAAAGAAAGAGAGTTGAAAGTCTGGGCTAGAATGTTTGGATTGTTAACTTTAAACAAAAGAATGTATGTAGTGTTGACTGAAGCTATGTTGGCAGAGCATATCTTGCCATATTTTCCTGAGATCACAATGTTGGATTCTGCTTCTAAATTAATGAAAAAACTTTATAACTGTACAAATCTGAGTTCTAAGGAAAGATTAAAATTCTTCAAAACAATGTTTGTTAGTATGGACTTTCAAAAATGGAATTCAAATATGAGAAAAGAAGAAACTGAAGAGATATTTGAATTCTTTGATGGGCTTTTTGGAGTGAAAAATGTATACACCCGAACTCATGAAATGTTTGAAAAAAGCTTCATCTATCTGGCTGATGGGACCTTTATCCCTGAATTTATATCACCAAGAGTTATGAAAACAGGGGATGAATGTTGGACAGGACACTTGGGGGGACTTGAAGGATTAAGACAAAAAGGATGGACAATTTTCACTGTATGCATCATTAAGTCTATCATGGAAAAATTCAAAATTAAATACACCCTATTAGGGCAAGGAGACAATCAAGTATTAATCCTCTATTATGATCATCAATTAGATGGAATTACTATTCAAAATCTGCATCAAGAAATACTAGATGATATGGAGATAGTATTCTCTCAAATTGGACCCCCAATAAAGCCTTCTGAAAGTTGGTCATCCTCAAATATCTTTGTATATGGGAAGTTTACAATTGTAAATGGGTGCCCTATGGTGAATAATGGAAAGAAATTATGTAGAATGATGGCTATGAGCAATGAAGGCTTTCCAACATTAGAATCATCAATATCTGCTTTGTCTGCAAACCTGACTGCTGTGTGCAATTCTTCCATTAATCCTGTATTAGAATATTTTCTTTATCTGATTCAAGTTTATAACTCAATTTTAATTCACCTCCACTCAGAATATCTATTGGAATATAAAAATGTAAAACATAGAGATTATTTTCAGATTCCGAAGAATGATGGTGGACATTTGAAGATAAGATGCCCTGCTGTTCATAAGATATGGGATAATATTAAGAATGGACATTGCTATCCACTTGATATAATTTCCATTTTTCCAAGATGTTTGGGTGGCTATCCTATTCTATTATTAGGGTCTGTTTTCACTAACGGGTTTCCTGATCCTGTCTCAGAAAATATAGCTTTGTTGAAAAAATTATACTTGACAATTGATAATAATAATAAAAAAAGAATAATTGAAAATATACTAAGTCCCAGCTTCAATCCTGAGGTTTCCTCTGAATTGATATGTCAGGATCCTGTATCTTTAAATCTGTTACATCCTTCTTCCCCAAAAGAAATATTAAAACGAATGGTAAAAGATTATTTGGAAAAGAGCACATGGATTGTCAATGAAGAATTTACATCTTTCATAAAACTCTCTGTAGAAAGACAGAAAGATTTATGTGACATGTTAATAACCATGAAACCATTTAACCCTAGGGTTGCATATGCCATCCAGTCTGCAACTTTAGTAGGAAGAGCAAATCAGGTGATTGGTCAACTAGAAAAAACAAACACTTTAATTTCTTTAATGAATACATCAACAAATTTTAAATCTTATTCTCATATTCAACAAACTGAATTTAATTATTTTTGCAGTGTTATTTTTAATCTTTTAAATTCTAATGAAGAAATAAAATGGAATCCGAACAATTGCTCTCGTGAATGGGCACAATATCTTAGAAATGAAAGTTGGAAGCTTCCAATAACTGGTGTAACAGTAGCTCCAATCACAGAGGCATTTGTTGGTGAGGTTTTAGAATTGGATATGTGTGATTCTCATAGTAACACGGATTTAGGTTATCTTCTAATTAAACCAACTAATAATGCATCAGGACAAGATTTAATTGAGAATAAAAAGATAGGGCCTCATATTCCATACATAGGATCATCTACATCAGAACACATTAAGGGGTCAGGGAAAGAATTAACTAAAATTTCAAGTCCTGTATTGAAAAATCCTTCTGAATTGTTAAAACTAATAAATTGGGGAGTTGACCAAGGGACTAATTTGGAAAATTTAATCTTAAAATTATTTTCATCTGTTACAAATCTTGATCCTGAACTTTATATACCCAATGAAGGTCAAATCTCAGGTACTCTGGAACACAGATTTTCAGACAAGTCAACCAAGCATTCAGGAGGAGTATCTATTCTGTATTCTCCTGCGACATATATTCACTGTTCAACCAATACATTAGAAGGTTTTAGAAAAATGTCCGACAATGTAAACCTTCATTTCCAGATTTTACTCAGTCACTGCTTATTTGACTTTATTCAAAGATCCCTTGAAAAAGAAGAATTGGAAACATATCATTATCACATTGACTGTAGGAAATGTATAATCCCCATATACGAGGGAAAACTTGAAATTGATACCATTTATGAATCATATAAATTCCCATCTATTCCTGATAATCCCATTTGTTGGATTGATAAATCAGAAATTTTAAACAAATTAGGAAATGAATCTTATTTTAAAATGCCAAGAAAATCATTAAATAAAGATGATGATCCAAATTGTGTATTTCATCAAGTATTAGGACAGTATTGTTTCAGTTTATTCAAATTTGCAACTATTGAGACAGGAGATTTAAGAGGAATATCAACCAGAGGGAAAATCAATTTTTCATGGTTAAACAAGATAAATCTAATAAGTCTTATAAAGAATTTAATTTGTTGGATGTTAGGAATGTATATGTTTAGATTGAGATGGTCATCATTGATGAGATTTGAGGATATAGATGAACTGGGAATGGGTTTTTTCAATTGGGTTTTCAATATACCTGCACATCATTTTAATTGGGCTTCAAATATTTATTTGAATTCATCTTGTCTGGACCAAATGAGAGCATTTTTCCCAGGATTGACAATTCCCCCTGATGTTCCTCTATCATATGGAAAAGTCTCACAGCATTTCAAAGAATTATTACTATGGAAAATCACTGAAATCAATAATGGACTGGATTTTATTGAGCCTGTGGATGAGGTTTGGTGCAATATTGACAACAACATTGAATGTCATGGAGTGTTTTTCCATCTGGGAAATTCAATTCTGAGTAGAACAGGACAATTTAAAACACTTCTTTATATTGCAAAATCAATAAAGGAAATTATGGGAGTTGCTAATGTAAAATCAGGAAATAATATTGACATTGAGAAATTGATTGCATTATATAATGCAATTGACTCAAAACATCTTAAATTTGGGTATAATATTGACACAACCAATTTTTTAAAGGACCAGAAAGTCATCTGGACAATTAGACATATTGATAACATTGCTAAACTATCAACAGACTTCATCTATGATTATGAAGAAAATTATATTGTAAATCAGGATAATGCATATCTCTCAGACTTAATGAGGTGTTACAAGTTTAAGAATACTTTGATCACTAAAGACAAGATCAATTTTGATAGTTCAGTTGATGAAATATTTTCTTCACCTACCAGAGAGGTTCATGAAACAAGAATTGGAAAGAATCCCACTTCAGCTGCATCCAAACTAGCTAGTATCTACCCTTTGATACAAAATGTCTCCGGAACTGTTGTATGTGAGGCTGATGGCGCTGCAGGGTTTTCATTCTTTTTAAGCAAATTTCCAAGTGTGAAAAAGATCTATTATAGCTCTTGGTTTAAAACCGAGGATGCAATTGATCAGGGAGCTCCAAATTTCATACCATCAGCTTTTGTAGGATTTCCTAAAAACAGAGAAAAACTAATGTCTTTAAATGATATTAGAGAGAATATAACAGACATGACACATCCCAAATTCCAAAAACTAATTGAGTATAGATTAAGAGATGAAGAAGTTTCACTATATATTTGTGATGCTGAGGGAAAAGAATTTGACTTTTACAGTGATTTAAAAATAATAGAGGCTGCATTGAAATGTTCTCATTCTATTAAGGCAGGTATGTCATTAATAAAATGTTATATTTCCAACATCACATGTTTACAGATTATAATAGGAATTGCTTCTAATTATTATGATGAAATTTTCTTATTGAGAAGTTTATGGTCCAATAGAGGAAATGCCGAATTCTACCTTTATGTGAAAACACCAAAAAAAGAGCCACTATATTATCAATATGACAAAGAGATATATAATGGACAGGTTATGTCAAAACATTATGCCCTGTCAGTTTATTCGACCTTGGTAAATTTCAGTTTTGAAATAGTTGAATTATCCAGATCAACACATTTTGTATTTAAAAGATTGCTCAATGATCCTTATTTTGAGTCATTTGGAAATAACATGATGACAAGATGGTTTGGAAAACCTCCTATTTTATTCCCTACTCAAACAATTGAAAATTTAAAGAAAGGAATGGCCCCAATTAGAATTGGAAGAAGACATAGGATTGCCGGAATGATCAACCTGATCACAATAAAAAGAGTCAAGGCCTGGAGTATGATCTGGTTATGTGGAGTCAGATTGATAAAAGCAGTTGATTTAGATCAAATATTGGAGAAATGCTTTTTAATATTTTCATTCACAAAAAAACAAACTTGGACCTTTTACTTGAGTGAATCAAATTTAGTCAGTGATAGCAGAGCAAAATTTTGGAAATTGTCAACCATTCTATCAAAACATGATTTAAATCTTTGTTACCAAATTTCAGGATATGTTGTGGATAACAAAATTCCAGTCTTTCAAGACATGAGTGATTTTGAAGGTCAATTAACAGAAGACCTAGTTCCTTTGATTAATTTAGACCTATTTGGATACAAGATCAATAAACTATTGGATGATTATTGATAAAAAAATTAATATGGTTATATAAATAGGTTAACTCCAATATACTTATGATATTAATAATTTAAAAGGAAAAGTGATAAATATAATTAAGAAAATTTATTGTTATTTTTATGGTGCTCTGATTTTTTATCAAAATACACAACATACAATAATGTAAGGGTGAATAGATTTAGAAAAAACAAGATGTCATTTTGCTAATATAATTGAGTGAACAATTAAATCAAGAGTTTCAAAAACAATTAATCCAATATAAATTTATAAAAATGGAAACAAAATAGCATGATGAAATAAGAAAAATAACATAAGCATGCTTTAGTTTGAATAAAACTGAAGTGACGAATTTAATGGACA